ATTTGTTCTTGATTCAAAACAAACCTCCTATGATCTTGTTCCAGCTCTTCACATACTCTGTAGGGTCAGCCGCTGAGTTCGCTGTCGCATAGCTGGCGGCGACCAAATTCTCCTTGGTTGATGTCTGGTGGTATAGTAGGTCAACACACTTCGTCAGCCCGTTGACGTCACCCACCGGGGCGAGCAGACAGTTCTTTCCGTCCTGTAGGAACTCAGCCCCTGTGTCTGTGGATACTATGGCACACCCAGCGGACATGGCTTCCAACGTCATGCGCCCTAGCCCTTCGGAGTGCGATGCGATGATCCAGATGTCTACCTGACTCATGATGTGTGCCATCTCTTCTCTGCTTGGGCCGAGCAGGTAGTTCAACCAGTCAGGTTTGTTCTTGGAAAACTCGACCACCTCACCTACCCCCACCATCTGGAGCTTACCGGGGTACTTCTTAGCCATGGCTTCCATGACTTGCAGCGCCTCGGTAGTCCCCTTGAGGGGGTGCTGATGGATCAGCGTGCCGAAGGTGAGGCCGTCGTCCTTGTTGCCAAACCTGCGGCGATTAGCGGACTGACTGAACACTTCGTGTCCATAGTGGTACCACCCTACCCGCTGTGCATTCTTGTGGGTGTTGTATTCCCACCCCTCGGTCACTGTCTCGCACGCATCCTTCAGCCACTGTGTGCTGGTAGCGATGGCGTCCCACTTCAAGTTCAGCGAGTCAGCCTCCAGTGCCTGGAACCTGGGGTTGTGTGACAGCTTGAGCATGATCTTCTTCTTGACGTGTGCCATCTCCAAGAACTTAGCGTTGTGTTCGTTGTCGGAGTTGGAGATCAACACGTCACACGGCGGGATGTTCTGCCAGTCCAGCCGCAGCGGTACCTTGCAGCTCTTCTGAATGGTAGGGTCGATGTCCGTGTAGATGGAGTAGAGGGCTACGTTGTGCCCCGCCTCCCTCAAGAGGTTCGCTGTGTTCAGGATCGTAGTCGGACCGCCGTGCTTCCGTAGGTGGGGGGTGATGATCGCAATCCTCTTGGAGTCAAACCTAAGCTCAAGTTTCTGCTCCAACAGCTTGACGAAGTCGAGTACCCCTTGTTGTCTCCCTAGCTTCCGAACAGTCTTCTGGCCCTCTGTCCGAAGACCTTCCATCCTCTTCGGCTCGTTGAAGAGGAGGCTGTAGATCCTGTCAGCCAGCACCTCGGACGCTGTCTTGTTCGGTACGATGACGGCATCGAGCCCGTCCGTCGCGTACTCCTCGATGCCCTTGTTGTTCCAGCACACCGGCACCGCACCAGAGGCCATCGCCTCCAGGGAGGGTAGCCCATAGCTGTGGTTCCTGGCGGGGTCTACGTAGATGTCTACCTCCGTACCTAGTACCTGGGCGAACTTCGTCTGAGACATGATGCCCAACCCTACGATGTAGGAGGCGTTTGCTACTGCGTCCACACCGTTAGCCAGGATCCGGATCTCCTTGCCGTTTTCCTTGGCGAGCTTGTTGAGGTGAACGCAGACATCGACGCCACGGTCGTGCCCCTTGAAGGGGTACACCTGATTACCGAGGGACACCAGCACAGTGGGCCGCTCGTCACCTGTCTCTCTACCCTTGGGGAAGAACATGAGGTTGTCATACCCTGGGTTGATGCTGCCATGTACCTTGTGAGCCTTCTTCATCTTCTTCGCAGTCCACTTGCTGTTGGTGAAGGTGAAGTCAGCCAGCTTGTTGGCGTGCCTGATCGACTCCTTCATCTGCTTGGTGGGTGCGATGGAGAGGTCGTCGCTCTGTGAGAAGTGGATCGAGGTCAGCTTGGGCTTGCCGTTGGTTACCGATGCCACTAGAGGCATCAGCTCACCGGTCCCTGCTACCACGATGCCCTCGCTGAACACCCGGTCTTGGAAGTTGTTCACGAAGTCAGGCACACCCTCGAATACGATGGGCTCTGTCCGCAGCGCAGGCAGTACGTTCTTCTTCATCGCTGGGTCGCGCTTGACGTGGGCAACCTTCGCCTCCACCCCTACTTCATTGAGGTGGTTGACGATGTCAGCGATCACCTTCATGCCGCCGCAGTTCTCGGTGCTGTACACTACGAAGCAGATGCTGTAGGGTGCGTTCTCCTTCTTGATGAGGTCAACCGCAACAGGTGCGCGGAGGGTGGTGAGGTCTTTCTTGACGTCGAAGGATGCCTCCCACGCCTTGAACCCAGGCCAGATGCTATGAAACCTACTGGACCCTGACCTCCGGTACCCCATGTGTTCTTCCTCACTCATCACACTGAACGAAGTCCCTCTCTCATGGAAGATGTAGGTGTCGTCGGCCAACACTGCCCTCCAGTTGGTCACCTGTCCATTCACGATACGGGTGATGGCTCGCATCCAGAAGTCTGTCTCTTCCCCGTAGGAGATGTAGCCTTCATCGAAGGTGCCGATCTCACTCACCAGGGAGCGAGGCATGAAGAAGCAGAAGCCCGTGGGCATGATCTCCGGGTAGGAATGAGAAGACAACTTCTCAAAGGCCCGGTTCATATCGTTGTAGTCGTACCCTTCTTGCATGGGGATGTTGATGACTGCTGTGTTGTTGGTGCATGGGTTGACGATCTGGTTACGTGGGTCTGTCTCCAGAGCCAGCACCATCTTGAAGAGCCAGCCGCCTGTGACCAGCACGTCTGAGTTGAGTACGCAGATGTACTCGTTCTCCCCTGCCTCGATGCCCCGGTTGACGGTGGCGGCGAAGCCTCGGTTCTTCTTGTTGAACAGCACGGTGTGGTCAGGGTTATCCTTGGCCCACTCAGTCAGCCATTGCTGGGTGCTGCCATCAGGTGTGGCGTCGTCCACGATGATGAGTCGGTAGGGCCAGCCAGTACGCTGGATGATGGATGCGATACACGGGGCCAGCACATGCAGCCCACCGTACACAGGGATCACGATGTCCACTGGCTTCACTCCCTTAGCCAGGATGTTGGAGAGTGCTATCGTCCTGTTCTTGTTGGACTTGACCAAGGCACTGTTGGCACCCAGCACCTGATCACCCAGGGCCTGGATCTGCTCCTGCAACAGCGGAGGGATGGCCTGCATCTCCTCGTCCAGCGAGGTCACGAAGGCTTCCACCTCCTCCTTCGTCTTGCCTACCCAGTTACCTTTCTTGTCAAATGACATGGTCAACCATCCTTATGTGTGCTGCGAGCATGATCTCTCTGGCCTTCTTGAAGTTCTCTTCCCAGTCACCCCACCGCCCTGCTTCCCAGAACGGATCGTTCTCCTTGGAGGGGATGACCACCTCATCGAACCCTGCCTGCACGATGGCCTTGGCGCACTCAATACAGGGGTGCGACGTGACGTACAGCGTGCCGAGCAGCAGCGTGGTGCCGTGGCGGGCTGCGTTGCACACCACGTTCAACTCAGCGTGAGCCGTCCAGTGGTACTTCTCAGGGCGCTCATGCAGATCGTCGTTGTCGTCGTCAGCGTACCTGATGAACCCGTTGTACCCCGTGGACAGGACGGTGTGATCTTCACCCACCGCCACAGCACCCACCTTCACGGACCTATCCTTGGACTTGGATGCCACAAGGTAGGCCATCTCCATGAAGTAGGCGTCCCACCGCTGTATGCTGAGGTTACGGTCATACACCATCACTCCCTCTCGTCACACTCAGGCGGCACCCAATGCCAGTCAGTACAGGTGCTGCATCGTGTGAGGCCGTGCGAGCACTCAGGGTCCATCCTCTGAGGTGTCTTGTCGTAGTCAGGATCCTTTCGTGGATCATCCCCCGCCGCCATGCGGCAGTACCACGCAGCCTTCTTCAGATCCTCAACCGAGTTGATCTTGTGGCCTGCTCTCCAGTTGTACTTGATGGCGTTCCCACGACAGTACGCAACGAAGCCTTCCTCGCCCAGTGCATACTTGATCGCGTCGATGCACTCCAGCTCTGTCTGGTTGTAGTGGGCCGGGCTGTTCACCATGTCTTTACTCATTCTATCTCCTTGGCTCAATTATAGCTTTTATCTCAAAAGATTGCAACCCCTAGTTGCGGGTCAATCTATGAACTCATCCAACTTATGGACGGCTCCAGTGGTGAGGTCAATCACCTCTCCGTCTTCGTAGTGGCGTTCCAGCACCTCAGCGAAGCAGGAGATATGGATCCTCCACTTCGAACTGAGCATCAGGTGCATGCCTGTACTGTACCCTACGAACTTCTTGCATGAGGCACAGCGAGGGGGCGCCTTGGGCAGCGAATTAAGTCTGTCTTCTTCCATATGCCCTGCCCCTGAGAGGCTCCGGATGTCATCCTCTGTCACATGGACAGCGGCTTCATCCTCAGGCGTGACGAACCACTCCCGCCAGCTCCTCACGCTGTGGTTCGCTTGTTGAACTTGACGATGTGCTCATACGCCTCGTGCATACTGCCGTACACCTCATGGGCATGGTAGTGGATCCAAGGCGAGAGCTGCAACCCCAAGGGGTTCACAACGATCACGCGCTTGTTCCTCATCCACGCCAGGATGATCTCCATCGCCGTGCCAGTGCTGGGCTGGGTGTAGTTCACCAACACCACGTCTGCCATCTCGATGTCGATCTTGTCTTCTTCTACTAGGGCAGGTAGCACACTCTCCGGGTCGTCCCCGTACTCAGTGTAGCGGTAGTCACGATCCATTGGATCCAAGGTCGTGATGCCGAAACCATTGAGGTGTACGGTTGCTGCCTTCCTCCACTCTCCTGCCTCTTCATCGGTACATCCCGCCATGGGACCGCACAAATACACTCTCATGGCAATTACCTCCTCGATATTCATCTCTCATCCTGTTACTTAATCTTGGTGTTGTTGTACCACTTGCTTGCTGCCACAGTACCATACTTGAGGCAACCCTTCTTGGTGCAGCGGAACTGCGTTCGCTTCTGTCCCGCTGTCGATATTCGATCCTTCTCCCACACTGTGTTGCTGTCGCCACAGTGCGCGCAATCCTGCATGCTCCGACCCTTGTGTCCGACGGCGCCGGTGTAGGGTACGAAGATCTGGAAAACCTGCATCGTCTGGTCGACGTCGCGGTCGCAGTACTCCAACATTTCGACCAGCGCAGCCTTGTTCTTCCTGAACACCACGTCCTGCCATAGGCCAGACCGCGGCTCGATCTTACCCTCAAGGCCGAGGAACTTGGCAATATACTTTAGACCGTTTCCTTGCAGACGGAAGTACTTCTTCGCCTGCTTCCAAGTGTCGATGGTGATGAAGTCAGGTGGGCAGGGCAGGCGATGAAACATGCACCTCGTACGCAGCCACTTGATGTCGAAGTTGTCTGAGTTGTGGCCGATGACTATCCCCGCCGACTGCATGATCGGGATGAACTTCTTGAGCATCGCCTTGTCGTTCTGCTTGCCGTCCCACTGTAGGTGGTGGATAGTCTTCTCCCCCTCCCACTGGTACGAGATACAGATCACCTTCGGTTCTTCAAGAAGGTTCCCCGTCGGTACGTTGATGCCGTACCCACCCCGCCACAGCCAGTAGATAGCGGGTGACACCTCGATATCGAATACCAGACGGTCACCTGTATGGTCTATCTGTTTACCCATTGTCGATCTCCTTCTTTCTCAGTATCTGTTGGGCCGGTAGCTCTTCAAGGTACGCGGCTGCTGCTCTTAGTAGTGTGATTGAATCCTTGAACTTTCCTATCGCTCCGTTGCAACTCCAGCAGAGCAGACCTCGTACTCGTTTCCTTGTTTCCTCAGGGGGCTGCTTCTTATCCTTCAGTACATGAAGGTGATCTACGTGGAGCCTCCGCTGTCCAGGCTTCGGCACCTTCTCACAGATGAAACATG